TTTAATGATCTTCGGCTGAGCACCAGCGATAGCAGGCCGGAGCCACTCACGAGCCGGGATATTCTGCTCAGGAGCACCATGGTCCATGATATAGCCGATTGTTGCATTGTTGATCGGAGCATCATCGTCACGAGCATCCTTGTCCTGTGGGATGCCAACAAAAGCGGCCTGTGAAGTCAAGGCCTGATTTGATGCGAGGAGCTTACCAATGTTGTTCTTGAGGAGCTTGGCAGCGTTAGCCATTCATCTTCTCGAGCTCAGCCTTGCACTCAGCCGGGGTATACTCGAAGAACTTCGCCTTCTGGAACTCGTTGTAAACATCCTTGGGCAACTTACCCTTATCGGGGCCGACAAAGATGGGCTCGTTGTTGAACTCATTCACGTTCTTCTGAGCAGAGGCCTTCGTGTAATAGGCAGTGTGTGACCCCGCCTGTTCGTAAAGGAAGATACCGGAACCTTTGGCCCCGCGTTCAAGTGCCTGCTTCTGGAAGAGACCGTGGATGTTCGGTTTTGATGAATCCTTCGTTCCGATCATTTTCTCATATCGAGAAATTCCCCAATCAATCCCCTTCTTTGCTAACTCTAGAGTGGGGTAATAGGAATTGGTAGGACGGAAACGGTCACTCTTAGTAAAGAACCGCTCTTTTGGGGTACGAGTGGGGTCCTCGGTAATTTTAAAACCCCTATAGGTTTCTACTAAACGAGAGGTTGATCCATAAGTCCAACCTTTCTCCTTTTTCTCCTTAACATTCTTTTCAAAATCGGAGTCCAGATGAATGTGAATATGTGCCATGTTTCGCTCCAGTAAATTAATGGTTTATTTTATGAGTTCTGCAGTCGAATGTAAACCATTAACACGAGGGGTTCGGGTAGTTCGCAAACCAAGGGCCGGCATAGGGAGTTCCATCTGAGTTCAGAGGAGCACACCCGATACCGATCTGCACAGGACCAGCGCCGATCATACGAGCCATGCGGATGTAGCGAGTGCCGTAGATCGTTGTATTCCAGTGTCCGCCTTTTTCCTCTGTCGAGTTGGCTGTATCGAATCCCACAGACACCTTGTCGGCAGACTTGCTGTTAATGGCACCTGTCGTTATACCAGGGGTTGCGCCATTCGTGGCTTCCATAATAGCTCGAGACTCAAGGACCAGGTTGTGGGCCATCCACAGCTCAGTTCCCATGTCTAACCAGGTACCCCAACGACCCGCATCTAGACTCAACCCGGCGTAGTTCAGCCAGTAATTGATTTGCGGATCAGGGAAGGCAGTGATATCAGCAAATTCTGGGTAGTCGCCTCGAAAGGAAGCGTTAGTAACCGTCATGGGTTTCTCCACCGACTGTTCATCAGTTCAATCTCATTCAAAACTTGTGATGCAGCATCAGAAGCATGCCGTTGAATCGAATAAGCAATAGCTTCAGCCTGCTTGGGGTCCTTCCCGGCCTTGATCTCGGTGGCGATGTTTTCAGACTTCGCTTCCTCAGACTTGCTTTGATTCAACGGCATGTTATTCTCCTAACGGCGTTTCTTGCGCGACACAGGGGCAGAGGGCTCGCCTTCCTCACTGGATTCCTCCGTCTCGATGACGTTACCTTCATCATCTACGGGTTTGGCTCCGCAGGCATCGAAGTACCAGTGGTTTTCAAACTCTTCAGCTACCTCGTGAACACCCGGCTCGAAGTGGATGACCGCATGTTCAGCATTGAAGATGCTGACCTTCTTGGTGAAAAGATATCTCATAACACACTCCAAAAATCGAGGAGCCTAGACCCCTCGGGTTTGATTACAGACCGTCGTAGTACCCGACTGTTTCCGGGTAGACGATTTCAGTGCGACCCAGGCGGCAGTAGTACGTCGTCTTGTGGTAGATCGAGTCGTATTGAATCGGAGTGCGTTGCAGGAGAGTCATCGGGAAGCGCAGCCGTTGATACTCCTTGAGATAGACCACAGCACGGTCCACAGTACCAGCAGTACCGACTGTGCCACCTGAACCCGCGCCGAGTAGCCACTTGACCGGGAAGATCACCAACTTGCCTTGGCCTGAAGTGGAGAGAATGTTGTTCTCCAAAATATACTTCAGGATGGAGACGTTGCCGGCATTCGACACCTTCGCAGTAGCGATGAAGCCGAACTGTGACGGTGGCAGCAGCAGACGATCTGGCATTACGGCCAAGGCCGAATTGTTCCAGTTGGTCACCAGCATGTTGTTGACGTCTGCCAGGATCTCATCCGGGGTTTTCTTAGCCCAGGTTGTGGAACCGGAAGCACCGGCAGGCAGGGCAACCGGAGTCACCAGGGTGCTGTTGACCAGGCCGTAGCACGCTGTCTTGCTGGTATCACCGATGTAGACCTGCTCATCGATGTCCATCTGGTGCTTGAGCTGCAGACCTTCGTATTTCTGTTGGTCCACAGGACGACCAAGGCGAGCAGCCGATTCGAGCTCAGGAATGGTGTATTTCAATTCCATACCCCAGAGTTCCAACGGGTTGGCCAGCTTGGCGATATCCACACCCATGCCGCCGATTTGATCGGATGCTTTGCCGATCCAAGCCTTACCGTTGCCGATACCGTTGCCGGCACCCAGGCCACCCGCCGAAGCGAACGTGGACAGTGTATAGCTGGTAGCTTCATCGGCGATTGTGGCATCTCCACGCAGGTCGATATCGCGAGGATATGTCACCGCTGCCAGAGGCATGTGAAGGGTTTGATCGAGGCGTTCTAGCTCACCGACCAAGAAGGCGCCAGTGGAGTCGACGAACTTTCCGTCTCGGGTTTGTACCGCGTGAGGCAGCTTCTTACCAGCCTGAGTCCCGTTGGCGTCGATGGTTTGGAAACCATTGTCAAATGTCATCACGATTCTGTCCTTTCTTAGTTGTTGAACCGGATTTCAACGTTGCCTGAAGCATCCGGCGAACCATTGAAGAAAGCGTTTGCTACGACAGAAGTGTTGCCAGCGGAGTAGCTGGTTTCAAATCCACCCAATACGTGTGAGCCAGTCGATGCAGCAGCCCAGACATAGACAGTACCACCCTTGACCGGCGCCTGACCAGCAGGAACCGTGGTCATGATGTAACCCGCAGTCAGGACGTCAATGACGCCAGAGACCGGAGGAGCAACAGAACCGAACGGAGCCGCACCGAAGTTCTGGTTGGTCTGATTCTGTTGGGTCGGGTAGGCACGAACCGTGATGCCCCAGGTGACCACAGGGACGGTGTTGCTCTGGTCGCCAGCTGCGAAGGGACGAACCCCTTGCGTAGTGGCATCGACCAGGACTGCTTGGCCATATGCAGTCGGTGGGGAGTTAACATCGATGAGGTCGGCCTCGATTGATGCCGGATGGGTGCGATTCACATCACCGGGAAACCCGGCATTCATCCGATATAGGATTGCGGTAGACATGTGGATTTCCTTTCTTAGTTAAACTTCTTGGCGTTATCTTCAGCCCAGACCTTGCCGATGTCAGCGACGGACTGGATTCGGGAGGTACGGATTTCTTGACTGTGGCCCATATGATCTTGGCCGCGTGTGGCATCCGTATTGATGGCCTTCTTCATGGCACCGACTGCTTTGAAGATTGTGCGGATGGCATCGCAGGACATTTTCTTGGTATCCAGCTGTTTGCCCCCCATAACTTCCTCGACCAGGCTACGAGTAGCCGGTTGAACGAAGGCCAGGTCCAGAGCTTGGCGACGTAGGCCGCAGATGTTCTTGAACGAGACCTTTGGAGCGGCCTTGTGATCGAACGTAGGGACTTTGATACCGGGTGCAATGATTTCGGCCAGGGCGATGGTGTCGCGGTAGCTGTCAGCTAAGTAAGCGGAGTCAGTGGCTTTACGGGCACGGTCACCAGTGCCGACTGGAGCTTCTTCTTCCAGTTGACCTTCAGTTTCCTTATCATCATTCGCCGAAGGAGTTTCTCCCTCGCCAAGCTTGGCTTCGATTGCATCCAGGCGATCACGGAACTCCTGATGTTCCTGGGAGTTCTGAGCGATATGCTCCTGAAGTGCAGTATCATCGTCCATCGCAGGAGCGGGAGTCTCTCCTTGGCCGTGGATATGGATGTGGGTAGCTTCTTCGTTGCCCTCGTCCTTTGTTTCCCCTTCCTTCAGGGCTTCCTTAAGGCCTTCTTCGTCCTGTGACTTGAAGGCGGCCATCGCCCGATCAATCCAGCTTCTCTTTGCCATTTCTTTCTCCTCAAATTTACGGTCACCGATAGCACAGCGCCATCCACATCGACCAGACTCAACTAATGCTACGTGGTTACCAACAATATTCTCTTGCTCTCCGACTCCTGGGCTAGTTTCCTTATAGTCAGCTTCGTAACCGCAGCTAACCTCCCGTTTTCCTGCTCGAACCGCTTCGATGGCTTCTGGGGTTGTAATCAGCAAGTCCGCCAGCATCAGGTCATCCTGCGCACCCGACCCCCGGCGAACGTTCAACACCAGCCCGACTGTCAGCTCTTTCCAAGTGACTGGAGTGACTGAGCCGGCTACTGGATGGTCGTCAGTTACTGACTTGCCGTTGAAACTAGCCAGCGTCTCAGGACGGAACACCTCTCTCGGAGACCTTACGATCCTGACTAATCCATCGGGGTCAGGGGTAATGACTGGAGTTCCGTCCTCGTTCTGAAGCTCAACACCCCCATACACCATGTCGCCGGTTCTGGCGATGGGCACCTCTTCGCAAAGCAGGTAACCCTCAGGAGTGAGGCTCTGCTTATTGCTGAGTTGCGCTATGGTGTAAAACTGTTTCATTGCTGGACGTATGTCATCACGCCTTGAACGCTGGTGGTAGCAGCAGTAGTCAGGCAGACTTGATACCCCGCAGCTGCCGACATGATCGTGCCGCCATACTCACCGAGACTGATGACCCCGATGGTAGCCGATGGAATCATTGCACCAGTCAGTGTGGCAGCAGTGGTGTCGCAGTCCGCAGATGTGCGGGTTCCAGAAGTCACCGTGACTGTCGGATTGGTACCCGCAGCTGTCAGAACCAGGCCACAGACATACACCGAGGTAGTGCCGGAGGTGTCCACGACCTTGGTGGTAGCCGATGAGCTTTGGTTGATGACCTTGCTCAACTTCTGAACTGCCGGGTCTGCGCAGGGGTCAGTCTTAACCACCCCAGTCGGTGTAGCAGCCATCGTCACGGTACAGGAAGCGGTCAATGCCGTGATGTTCAGACGCACTTGGCTGAAGCCTCCGATATCCGA